ACGGCTTTGATGTTGTATTTTATTTATTTAACGAGATAACGCCCGACGATGAAGATACAGACAGCGGTGTTATTGAAGAAGTAACGGTGAAAGGAGAAATGAACAATGGCTAATAGTATAAGCGATGTAAAAATCAATGTGACCGTTGCCGATGTTGTGAGTTCTTGCGATTTTGGCATTCCGCTTTTGTATGGCGTTGGTAACAGCGATAAAACAATCGGATATACGGAATGTTATGACATTAACGAGGTAAAAGAAGCGTTAAAGTCTATATATGTTGCGAGCAACTACAATTTTTCAAGGCTTGCGACGGGCAATAAGGTACTTGGTAGTACAATTACCAAAACATTTGATGATGAAAGCCGCATCGAATTTTTACCCGAAACAAAAGAGTTTGTTGTTGCAAGCGAAACTGTAAGCGTTGACACTACCGGCGATGGTTTTAAAAATGCTGAATTTAATACTTGTGTAAAAAATATCTCTACAGATGGGTATATACACATAAGCACATATACAGATTCCATCGTTGAAATCATAGCAAAGTGTACGGACGACGACGGCGAGGCAAGACTTGTTATTCAGCAGGATTCAAAAACACCAGCAGGCGGCACGATTTATGGCACTTACACAGTTGATGGAGATGCTAAAAAGATTACCATTGTTGGTTTGGGTGCAGGAAATTATTGTATATATGCAAAAAACAACGGCGTAAGCATATACGGCGTAAACATATATAACAAGGGCGAAAGTGCCGAGGTGCTTATAAATCAAGCAACAGCAATATTCGGTGCGACGACACCACCTGAAAAAATAGCAATTCTGTATTGTCCTGTTGACGATATTGCAAAATATGCAGGTTATGACTGGAGACAGCTCATTTACAGCAATTTTAGCGTGCAGGAAACCGACGATCCGTTGCAGGACGCAAGAAAAATTGCAGAAATCATCGAAACGATGGAAGAAAATAAGCTGTTTTTCTTCGAGTGCTGCGGCGGCGTAGATTCATACAGTAATTTGCCACTAATCGACGAATTGAAAATGTATGAAAGAACTGTTGTTTCGTATTCGACAGTTAGCGAAAATTATTGTTCCGCTTTGGTTGGCGAAACATCAACAAAGAGTGTAGGCAGTTACACATACAAAAACATAGTGCTTAAGCACGTAAAACCAATCGAAAACATTAAAAACTCACAGCTTACACAGATACACGATGCAGGTGCATTTTGTTGTGTAACAAAAAGCGGCTATAATGTATCGTCAGAGGGCAAAACGGCGTATGGCGAATATATCGATGTTGTAGATGCAAGAGATTGGATTGTAATGCAAATGCAGTATCAGTTACAGCAGGCACTCATCATCAATGACAAAGTGCCTTACACAAACAACGGTATTGCCTTACTCGAAAGCTACTGTGTAAGCGTGCTTAAAAAGGCGTATGCAAACGGTATGATAGCCGAAAACGATGACGGCACGCCTGCCTATACTGTTGATTTTGCAAAACGTAGTGAAACAGATGCGAGCGACAGAAAAGCAAGACGATACATCGAGGGCAAATTTACATTTGACCTTGCAGGTGCTATCCATACAGTAACAGTAAACGGCACTATCAACATTTAACAGGAGGTGTAAAAAATGGCATATAGCAAGTATAACGCCAACGATGTCACCCTTATGGTAAAAGGTGTGTACATAACAGGTTTGGGCGAAGATATGGTTTCCGGTGAAAAGGACGAGGACCTTTTCACCACCTCCGTCGGAGCACAGGGCGATGTAATGAAAAGCGAGGTCAACAACCCACTCGGCACTATAACGCTTACGGTGCAAACCACAAGCCCACAGTACAAACATTTGCTTAGTTTACAGCACGAATCAGAACCATTCCCGATTTGGTGTACCGATAAGGGGCTTGGCAGACGATTTGGCGGTACAATGGCAAGTCTTAAAAAGCCACCGGAGGAAGCCCGTGGCAGTGAGGGCGAAGAAGTTGAATTTGAGTTCCAAGTGTTTGACTACGAGGACGAAACAATATAAAAATATAAGTATTAAGGCGGTTAATCTTAGGGTTGCCGCCTTTTTTAATGAAAGGAGTTTGCAAAATGGCTAAACCAAAATATTTTTGTGTGAAGAAAGAAATAAACAGCGTTGAGTACACATTTCAGTTTAATGGTATTTCGGCGATGTTGGAAGCACAGGACGAGTGTTATGCAGATGATAGAGATGTAAGAAGTACAAGCAAACTTGTTGAATATCTTTTCCAAAATGTCATTATCGAGCCAAAAGGCTTGACACCCGACGACTTCGACACTGTCAAGGAGCTTAACGCCGTCGTAAAATTTGCATCACAGGTAATGCAGGGCGAACATCGTGATATGGCGATTGATACCACGACGGGCGATGGTAAAAAGTGATTGAAAGCAAAATCATATACGGCGTTAAATACACCGTAAAATTTAACGGCATAGCATACGCCGAACAATTTGATAATGAGTGTTGCCGCCGAGGGAATAAAAGCAAAATGAGCAAATTCAAAGCGGCAAAAAAGATGTTCAGCGAGGTTTTTATTGAACCTCAACAGCTCATTGATGAGGGCATTGACTTTTTCGATAATTTTGAAAATTCTCTTGAAGTTTTTGACGAAGTTTTTGACTTTGGACTTAATGTTTTAAGAGGCAAAATAGGCAAAAAGTACAGCAAAACATCATTAAAGAAAGTTGTCAAGGACAACTGGGCGGCGTGGCGGCTTATTTACAGCGATATGGGCAATTTCACATACGACTATGTTTTTCACAAAATGACACCATTGGAAATTGAAACGGCGAATGTTGCACTTGATATTGTTATGTCACAGCTTAATAAGAAAAAATAAGGTGGTGGTGAAGTATGGCGGAAAATGTTATCCGTCAAGATGTTGTCGAAATATCTTACAAAACGGAAACAGAGGCACTTGACGAGCTAAACAAAACGCTTGACGAAATCAATTCTTGTGCCAATGGTCTTGATTTGGACGACCCTTTTGTCGAACTGGATAGGACACTAAAACCACTTACAAGCAACCTTGTTGAAATTGATACGGCATTTGACGGTGTGAACACCGATGCGGCGAAATTCGGCACAACGATAAGCGAATTTGAAAATGCCGCCGAACCTATCGAAAAAACAAACAGAGAAGCAGAAAAACTCGACGAAACACTCAACAATCTTGGTGATAGTAAAGGCGTGCAGGCTGTCAAAGCAGATATGGAAGCATTTGACAACATTGTCAAGCCTTTAAAAACAAGGATTGACACGCTAAAAACAGCATTACAAGGTTTACCCTCGTCCCCGGCTAAACTTGTCGGGAGTGCTTTTGAGAGTGCAAAAAACAGCGTTAATCAATTTACGACGAGCATTAAAACAGCGGCAAAAACAAAGTTTGACGGCGTAAAAAGCAGTATAAGCGGCGTTAAAACGGAGTTTGTAAATGTCACAAAAACGCTGTCAGAGAGTGAAAAGGGTGCTAAAGGTTTTGTCAATACACTTAAAAATATGGGCAAAATCAGCGTTGTGGAGCTTAAAAAAGGCGTTACAAGCATAGGCGACGGGCTTAAAAAAGTGCCGAGCCTTGCGGCGAAAGGTGCAAGCAAAATAAAAACATTTGCGGCAACAAAATTGACGGGATTGTATAGCGGTCTTAAGTCAATCGAGGCTAAACTTGATGCAATCGGAAAAAAGGCTGTTTCGGTTGCGGCGGCAGGGCTTAAAAAACTCGGCTCAATCGGCAAAGCGGCTGTTGTTGGCATTTCTGCCGGTGTGGTTGCCCTTGGCACTGCGACAGGTGCGGCGGTTACTCAATCAGTTAAAGCATACGCCGACTATGAACAGCTTGTCGGCGGCGTTGAAACATTGTTTAAAGATAGTGCAGGTACAGTTCAAGCATACGCCAACGATGCGTATAAAACGGCAGGTTTGTCCGCAAATGACTATATGGAAACCGTCACAGGCTTTTCAGCGAGTTTGTTGTCAAGTTTGGGCGGCGATACCAAAAAGGCGGCAGAATATGCCAATTTAGCCATTACCGATATGGCAGATAACGCAAACAAAATGGGTTCGGATATGGAATCTATACAAAATGCTTATCAAGGTTTTGCAAAGCAAAATTATACAATGCTTGATAACTTAAAACTTGGCTACGGCGGCACACAAGCTGAAATGCAACGACTTGTTGCCGATGCGGCTAAGATTGATAAAAGCATTGATGCAAATAGTATGTCATACGGAAACATTGTAAAGGCAATACACGCCGTACAAACCAATATGGATATTACAGGCACGACGGCAAAAGAAGCGGCAACCACGATTAGTGGTTCGC